CGTAGTTGATCGCCCATTTTCCGCTGGTGCTGGAAGCCATCCAGCAGCCGAACAGCCGCCATTGCGACGGATCGCCAGCGCCGGCGCCGGTCTTGTCGATGTAGACCCCATCGTCGCCGGAGCCAATGCTGGTGACGTGGTACAGGTCCACGTCAAACGTAGTGGCCTTCGAGTGGATGTTGTACTTGGGGAAATTGCGGATGGCAACATTCGACAGCCGCACCCCGGAAATCGCGGTGACGCCGGAGGCCGTGGCATCCATGAGCAGGCCATCGGTAGACGACGCCGCCGAAGCTCCGTTGATCTCCAGGTCCACCAGGTTCACGCCGGTCAGCGTCTGCCCGCCAATCGGCTCGATTTTCACCGCCGCCGTGCTGCCGTAGTATTTCAGCACGGACCCCTTGCTCGACTCATTCCAGCGCGCGACGGGTCCCGCTCCGCGAAGGCAGCCGCCAGCCGGCAGCGAAAGCGTGGTGGTGTACTTGTATGTGCCAACGGGGAAGTAGAGGCAGGCCGAAGCGGCAGTGGCTGCGGTTAATGCAGTAGAAATCGCGCTGGTGTCATCAGTGGAGCCGTCGCCGACCGCGCCGAAATCCTTCACGCTCATGATGTCGCCCAGCTTCGCCCGAACGGTGCGCTCCTCAGCGCCCGTCGCCGTGCTGGTGTAGGTCAGCAGTGCGGAATCGCTGATCGAACGCAGGTAGGTCAGGTAGAAGAACGTGGTGTCCGTCACGTTGTCCACCGTCCACACAACGGAGCCGTGGCCGGCGACGAACGGGGGGCGCTCCAGCACGAGCTTGTAGGACTGCGCCCCGATCCAGATGCTGGCGGCGCCGCCCGCGTCGAGCACCACCGGATTGGTGTTCGGCGTCCCCGCCGTCGAGCTGGTGTAGGTGGCCTGGAGCGTGGACGTCCCGGCGGCGTAGGTCCAGAGGTAGCAGCCCGCGCAGGGGCGGCCGGAGGCGTCGAGAATCTGGATTTTCGGTTGCGGAAGAGGCACCGCGTTTTGAAGCGCCGGCACCTGGGCGAAGGCCAACGCGCTGAAGAGTATGGCGAGGAGGGGGATTTTCATGGGTGAAGTCCTGGGGTAGAATTGCGGTGTGCTACAGAGACTCTGGTTTGTCTTGTCCGCTATTTGGGCAGCCGTTTTTTTGATGAACGGAGCAACGAAAGTTCACGGTATCGAGGAAGGTGATTTCCTGATGGCCTTTGCGCCGGCGATCATTGTACCGGCGATAGTGACGGCTGCAAAGTGGGTTCTGCTGGGAGAGGAGTAGCCTTCTCCGTAGCCATTGCCTTCAGGATCTTGCCGATTTCATACGTCGTCGCCGACGTATTTCCTTTTGCGATGGAGTCGGCCAGTCGATTCTTATAGACTGCGCTCACCGTTCTCCATGCCGGGCTGGCCATAGCCTTCTGCAATCCTTCCAGCGCAGCCTTCCCGGCGATGGCTCCATGAATCCCGCCAGTTGCGCCACCGATGGCGAGACCGCCGGCCGCTGCGATTTGCTGGGACATGGGCTTTGCCTGCCCCTCTCGTCTCAGGACGGTATCCCCCACCACTTTCTTTACGTTCTTCCAGAACGAGTATTCTTTGTTGATTGCGGCGATGTTGGGGAAGTCGGCGGCCAGTTGCTCCCGGATGGCGCCGGAGGCCATGGCGTGGACTTTCCCGGCGGCATGGTCGGCCAACTGCTGCCCCTGGAATACCTTCGCTTGGGCCGCAACTTCGTCCCATGCCTGGCGAAGTTGGCGCAATTTCTCGACGGGGACTTCGCTCACGCCGGTCTGCGGGTTGACCTCTGCAACATCCTGGAGCGTATTCTTCAGAAACTCCATCTGATCGAGCGCCCGCTTCGCGTATTCCGTAACTGGCTTTGCTCCGCCCGGGGTGGAGATTGTCAGCGCATCCGTTGCTTCCTTGGTCATGCGGGAAATGATCGGGTCCAATTCCGTCTTCGTCCCGGCTGGAAGCGCATCCCACTCTGCACCAATCGCTCGTCCAAAGAATGCCGCCTTGTCCTCGGCTTTTTTCAGTAGCCCTTTGAGAGTGAAGGCCTTGACGCCACGGTCAAGCAGTTCAGGAACAACTACATTTTGGGAGATCCACTTGTTCCCCTGCTTGGTGGCGTTGATCACCTGGCCGTATTGCTTTTCCGCGCTCTCCTTGAGAGTTTTGGCAACAGCGGGGGACTTCGCGCCGAGGCCAGCCGCAAGCGATCCGATTCCTCCGGAGACGACGGCTGCTGTTTTCATGGCCGTAGGGTCGCCGCCCGTCTGAAGGCCAGTAACGCCGGTCGTAACGGCCACATCACCCGCCACGCCGACGGCGCGGCCGAGCCCTGCGGCCTTGATTCCACGCCCAACAGCCCCAGCGGGGATAGCCATTTCCGCCGCCTGCTCTCCAAACCTTCCCGCCTTCCCGGCGAACGAGTCGGGCGCCCGCATCGCCTGCTGCACGTCAGGGTTTCCGATCACCCGCTCCATGCCAAGCCCGCGCCGGATCATGTCCCCGCCATGAAAGACGGTGGACGCGGCGCCGGAAGCGGCCCCTTCGAGGAAATCAACGGCGGCCCGCCCCATCGGGTTCACGGTGCCGAGCTTGTCAGCCCAGGACTTCTCTGCCGCCTTGATGACGCCCTGCTCGGTCAGGATGCGCTGCGCCTGCTCGTCGGTGAAGTTGTCGGGGAAGTGGTATTCCGTGTCGCCCACTCGGTAGGTTTTCGGCATGGCTGGTTACTCGAAACGGTTCGTCTTCGGGTTCCACACTTTGACCTTGGGGGCGCCTGCGCCAGGCTGGCCGGCCTGCTCGCCGATTCCATACTTCTTCAGCACCGATTTCGCTCTCGGCATGGTCGCTGACCAGTTGTCGCTCTCGCCAAGTTTGAACCGCTCATCATAGGTGCCGAGTTTGCCATGCAGCGCCCGCATCGCCGTCTGCACCGCGCCCTTGAACTTTTCGGGGGAGTTGGCGGCCATGATGGACTGGCTGATGTTGTGGATTTCAATGTCCGTCGCGTTGCCCTTCAGCGCGTTGGCCATTTCGCCGGCCACCGTCGCCTTCATCAGTTCAAAGTTGCCGATGGCTCCAGCGCCGAACTGATCGGCGAGGTAGTTATAGGCGGCGTTGCCTGCTTTGAAGTTGCCGTTCTTGAGGGCTTCTGCAGCCTGGGCGAACTGGTCGAGGTGGACGATGGCGGTATTGAGCGATCCGATATTGTCGGCAGCCTTGCCGGTCGTCCTCGCCTTCCGAATCTGCGCCCGCTGCTGGCTGAACTCGGGATCGTACTGGTACACCGCGTCCGCGATCTGCTTCCCGGCGCCCGTCACCGCCGCCCGCCCTGTGGGAATCGAATCGCGCCCCTCGGCAATGGCTTTCACCTTGGCGGCCAGACCAGGAGAGGTTTTCTTGAGTTCAGCCAAAAACTCTTCGCCGGTCGCTGCGGAAGATTGCATCCCAGGCGTTACGGGGTACGCAGTAGCGCCGCCCGTCGGCTTCGCCTCCATCGCCTTGTTGTGCCTCTTCTGCTCCTCGAGCCGGTCCCGCGCCTGCTCCGCCGCTGATTTCGTCGCGTCGATCCGAGCCTGTTCGCCGGGCTGGATCGGCTCCTTTCCTTCTGCCTTGAGCGCCGCCAGTGCCGCTTCCGCTTCGGCCTTCTGCCGCTGCGCCGGGAACATTAGTTCCTTGCGTTGGGCCTCGCCCTGCTCGCGGGAGTTCGCCGCGCGCCTCATCTCGTCTTCGAGTTCGAAGCGCCGCGCCGCGAGCTGCTCACTCACCGTCATCGCTTCCTTGGTGCGCGCGTCGAGCCACTGCATGGTTCCGGTGGTGAGCCCCTGCGCGGCGATCTGCTGCGCCGTCTGCGGGTCCAGCACCTTCAGGTTCACGCCCTCGGAGAGGAAGCGGTTGAGGTCTTCCGTGGTGTTCACTGCCGCCGCCATGCTTCCCAGCCGCTTGAAGTTGCGGTCATGAATGTCGAGTTCTGTTTTCTGCTGGGCCAGTTGCGCAGTTCTCTGCTCGGCCAGTGACCTCGAGAGGCCGATGCCGCTCTTGGGCGAGGCCTGCATGATGGCCGGGAGCGCATTGCTGACGTCGCCGCCGGCGGCCTGCACCGCCGCTTTCACCGCGTCCTCTTCCTCCAACTGCCGCTGGGCCGACAGCAGCGACAGCGCGTTGATTTTCTGCTGCTGCTGCTGGCCCTTGATGGCCGACAGGCGAGCGAACAGATCCAGCGGGTTTTCCGTCTGGACAGGACGAACCGAAAGTGCAATCTGAGGATCGATCATGATTCCTCCCTACGGCTTCAGCGCGGCCAGCATGGCGAGGCTCTGTAGGTTTCCGCCGATGCCGCTCAGCGCGCCGTTCCAGGCGTTGGCTCCGCCCACGTAGCCGCTCGCCCGCGCGTTGCCCGCCTGTGTGGCGAGGTTGGCCAAGTTGGCTCCCGTGTTCGTCAGGTTCGACGCCGCTCCGCTGGCGAACTGGCCGCCCTCGTTTCCGAGCGTGGTGGTGGCCGTCTGGCCGAGGCCCGCCACCGAAAGCAGCGGGTTCAGCTGGTTCGAGCGGTTCGTCTGGAAAGCGTTGAACGCCCGGTTGTAGGCGTTGCCGTACTCACCAGAAGAGTAGTCTTGGGCGTAGCGCGTCAGTGCCTTCAGGGCGCCCCCTCCGAGAGCGCCACCCTTCGCCGCGGCGCTGCGCTCCAAGGCCTGCTGGCCCTGCTTCAGGCGGAAGTCGAAGCCGGGGTCCATCTGGACGGTGGACGGGTCGAAGCCGCGGTTGAACTCGCTGCCGGGCTGGAGAAGCGCGGTGAGTTGCGCGAGCGCGTTCGTCCCCGCGCCGATCCAGGGTTTCTGGCTTTCCTGCTGCTGATCCCAAATCTGTTTCTGTAGTGCCAGCGCCTCCGCCGAAGACTTCGCCTGGAGGTCGGCCGCGTACTTCGTGGCGTCCACTTGGGCGTTCGCCGCGTTGGACGACGCCTTGCTCGACATGGCCCCGCCGACAAGCGAGGAAATGCCGCCGATGATCGCTGGAATGATGAAACCCGCCATAGTATCCCCCTACACCGTGACTTCGTATCCGGTCGCGCACAGCACCAGCGCCCCGCCAGACGAGGCGAACATCTGCAGCCGCTGGTCCGTTTCCACCGCGTGATTCTCCAACTCAAACAGTTCCTTCGTCTCGTGGGCGGCGATGGTCTTGGCGTCCACGATGATATTGGTGACGCCCGCCGTCGACGCCGCCGGCACGATGTAGGCCGTCACGGTCAGGGCGGTGCTGCCTGGATTGGTCACCGTGACCTTCTTGAGCAGGGTACGGATGTAGGCCGGCCCGGTGATATATGTGGTCGCGGTGCTGGCGATGGTTTGCGGCGATACCAGTTGTTTGATGGTCAGCATTTCCTATCTCCTCATGTACCAGGACAGGGCGATGCGCTTGGGCAGACCGCCGTTGGTTTCGGACGGAACTTTGAGTTGCGCGTTCGTGTCGCTCAGGTCGTGCGAATGCGCCCCCGCGTTGGTGCTGCCGAAGCTCGCAATATCCACGCTGTGCGTGTGGGTGATGGACGGGACCGACGCCCCGCTCCCGCTCTGAACAGTGGTGGACGAAAGGGTCTGCGCTGAGTTCGTGGCGGGAGGGTCGATATCGTGGAAGTGGTCGGCCACCGCCTCGGTCTTCGCCGTCGACTCCCACGTCGCCCGCGAGGCCACCTGAACCGCTCCGGTAGCGGCGGCGCCCTTCAGGAAAACATCGCCGGTCATGTTCGGCGTCGTGATGGCTGACACCGTTCCGTTATCGTTGCTGCAGACGTTGGTTCCGCCATCGCACAGCCACCAGAGCCCGCCCTGCGGATATCCGCCGACGATGTACTGAGAGGCGAAGCCGGGCGCGTAGTTCCACCCGCCGCCGTTCCAGCGGTACACCTGCTGGAAGTCGTTCGCGTTGAACAGAAAGCCCACGTCAGTGGGGCCAAGGTCGGATGGCTTCGTGTCGCTGGGGGTGTAAATCGTGCCCAGCATCATTCCGGCGACGTAGACCCAATAGCCGCCCGTTGCGACGTACAGGCACTGCCGGTCGGTGTATGTGGGATTCGTCTCGTAGTACAGCCAGCGGTCGTAGGCGGTCGGGTTGTAGTTCGCCCTGTTGGCGTGGGTGTCGCAGATCACCTTCGCTTCGTCAGGCCCGCGCCCCTCGCTCATCGATGCCACCAGCACTTCAAGAGCATCCAGGCGAGGAGCAAGCGCACTCGCCGCCCCCGGCGCTTGCGCCTGCAGCCTCTGCATCTCGTCCACGATCTCGCGCAGATTCCAGACGGTCGGAGCATCCTGCGCCGCCATTCGCTGGAGATCCTCCACCGCTTCCGCCGATGGATTCGCCTGCGATGCCGTCAGGGCCGTGATTGCCGCGTCCTGGAGGGGACCGGAAACGTCCGGGGCGTCCTGTGTGAAGGCCTGCAGCACTTCGAGGTCGGCGGGCGCGCCAAGGGCCAGCGAGGCCAGCGAAAGCCATACCTGATACGGGCGCGTGGCAATCCCGTTCTCATCGACCATCCGGTCGCGGATCGGTGGGGGGGCAAGGGTGAATTTCGGCATCAGGCGGTTCCTGCTGCGGCTTCGATAAAGGCGTCAATCAGCACCGTGCGAACCGGATCTGATCCGGCCACGGCAAAGCAGCGGCGCCGACCGGAGCCGAGCCGATTCCAGAAGCAGCGCTGGCCGGTGGCTCCGATTGCGCCCATGCTGGCGTCCAACTCGTTCGACCACGTGGCGCCGGCGTCGTTCGACCAGGACAGCCGCGCCACCGGGGCGGCCCCCTGGCCGGTTGCCGTCCCCTGGCCGGCGAGGTAGAGCAACTCGAAGCGCGAGTAAAACGTGCGGCGGTTCTCGTTCGTCAGGTAGGGCGCACTGCGAAGCCAGCGCCGCGGCTCCCCGGCGAAGTCATGGACGTCGGCATCCTGCTCGTACAGTGCGCCGCTCTGGTAGTCGCCGAGGAGGTGCTTGCCGAAGGCGAAAGCATGGAACCGCCCGCGGTGCGCGCACTCCACACCTTTCACCTGATCCCAATAGCTCCGTTCGTGCCACAACCCGGTGGCCGCATCGAAAACCCACGTCGCGCCCGCGTAGCCCACCGAGGGGTGGCCGTCGGCCATGATGCGCGTCGGCCGCGCGCTGGGGAAATGCAGAACGTAGAACTGGTGGCCGGTCTCCTGGTAGGCGAAGGCCACGGCGTCGTCGAGGCTGTCGTACTGCGACCAGATCCACTCCACGGCGTGATTCGAGATCCGCTGGGGCGTGTAGCCGTTCGCGCGCCAGCACATTCCAGCGCCGCGGGCATCGCCGCCCAGCCAGACGAGCGAGTTGTCGAGCTTGACGATGCTGCGCGGGGCAATGCAGCCATGTTCGATGAAGCCGCCCGGCAGCCGTTCAAACGGGAAGTCTGAGCTTCCGCTGTTGTAGTAGACCTCCGTGCGGGTGGCGCCGAAGCACCACAGCTCTCGGTGGTCCGCGATAATCGCAACGATGTTATCGCCCGCGCCCTCGGCCACGGCGAAGTCCAGCGCGTCCCAGGTTGATCCGTCCAGCAGACCGGAAATCTGGAATTGGCGGGAGTCTCGCTTGAGCGCGATGAAGTACCCGTCGATGAAGGCAATATCGCAGGGGTCTTCGAGCGTGGCCGACGTGAGCAGCCTGTTCTGATAGCTGTACTGCCAGAACGAACCGCCGTTGACGATTCCGAGCGCCACGCCGTTATCCGCCGTGCGGTAGTACGTCCCACCACCGGAAACCGCCAAACTCCCGCAGGACGCGGCTGCCCCGTCCGAGGCCACCTCGTACAGCACATCGCCCGCAATCACAAACAGCGTCCCGTTGTGCGCGACGGTCATGTGCTGGACCGGCGACGTCGGCAGCGTGGCGAAGGTCGAATAGCCCGGCACCGCCGTGAAGAACAGCCCCTCCTGGTTCGGAGCGGAGCCCGACTGCTCGTAGCGCTCCGGATAGAGGTTCACTAGCCGCTCCCCCTGCTCCACAAGGGACTGGTTGGTGTAGGCTCCAGCGATGAATCCGGGGTAGCGCATTTACTGGCCGCTGTAGTAGTTGAAGGACGCCTTGGGCTTCGCGCTGTATGGGATTGCAGAGGTGCGCGGCGACTTGTCGTTGTTCTTCTGGATCGTCACGCGCGCCCGGTTGGCGTCCGCGATCAGCCCCGCATCGAGCGGCTTGCCGAAGGGCCGCGCCAGCCTCTCGGCCAGGCTGAGCATGATGGCCTCGTGATAGCCAGGCGGCAGGCTGATGGTGTCCGTGAGGTTCACGAACTGCGCTACGCTCACCCACGTCTCCAGCCGCAGCCCGTAGGCAAACGACGGAGCCGGCCACAGGTACAGGCTCCCATCCGGCATGTCGGGCGAGTAGTACAGGTCGGTGGGCACGTTGGTCGTCAGATCCTTCACCCGCTGATTCGCCCACCAGTCGTCATCGCGGATTCGCAGCGGCACATCGACCGCAGGCGTCACGTTGTTCAGGATCAGCGCCGCGTTCTCGATGCGGGCCGGGCGGTACAGCGTGTTCAGGTCGCTTCCGGGGCTGGGGCCGATGGTGTGGGGCTGGCGGCCCGGCGTCAGCGTGAAATCCGAAAAATTCACGTTGTACGCGAACAATTTTCGCGCGCCCCATGCGTCCATCATCCTGTTCAGGACGCGCAGCGCCTTCGAGGCGTCGGCCGCGGTTGGCGTTTCGGAGGGCGCATAAGCGCCAATCTCCTCCAGCGCATCCTGAATCAGGTCGAGGACGGTATCAGCCATTTACCTGCACCTTCGGCGGGCGGCCGGGGCCACGCCGCACGAGCTGGGAATCGATGCGCGCCACTTCGGCGGCAGCCTCAGGTTCGAGTTCCGGTTGTTCGGCAGCGGGCGCCGCGGTGATCGGCTTCAGCTTCCAGCCGGCCTCCAGCGCCATCTCCATCTCGGCCTCGTCGCGCACGATGCGGTTGCGGCCGTCCGGGTGGTAGACGCATTTCGGAAAGGCCTGGTAGACGTAGGGCTCCACAGGCGGCTTGTTCAAGTCGAACTCGGTGACGGCGGTCTTCTGGTCGTGCGCGGCGATCATCGCCCGCATCCGCTCGATTTCAGCGGGGGACAGTTCATTGCTCATGGTGTAGACAGGCTCCTGGAGGCCATAGATGGCGGCCTCTGCTTCGCGTTTCTGTTGGGGGGTGAGGTTGGATCGGCTCCAGCCTCTGGATTCGTTGAGGGACATGGGAAAAGGCCGGGGCGGCGGAAAGGAAACACCGCCCCGGTTAGCGCGGGCAGGGATGGCTACTTGTTCGCCAGTTCCACTTCGTGGAAATGAACGAAGAACCGGCCCGCCGCCGTCGTGTTGACGGCGATGCAGGCCAGCGACAGCAGGCGACCTGGAGCGATGATCAGCCCGCCGTCGATCGGCACATCGATGGACGCCCCGACGGTGGCGGTCAGCGCGTTCGTGTCGACGTGGTTGCCGATGGTCGACCAGTTGTCATCCGTGACGGTGGCCGTGACGCCCATGCCGGCGTTGCCGACATAGTTGCGCCCGTTCAGCGTGCCCGTCACGAGCGTCTGCACCGTGGCCGGCTGCGTCACCGCAGTCTTCCCGACGCAGATGGCGAGGGCGAACATGGACGCCACGCCGGCGGACGTCGTGCAGGTCCAGGTGATGCGGTCCACGACGTAGTTGACGTTCGAGGTCACCGGCTCGCCGTTCCACAGGTAGGCCGAGGCCGTCGTGGTGGGCAGGGCGGTGACGCACGCGATGGCGCCCGTCTTGACGATGGCGCCGCGCCCCTGGCGGACGATATCCGCCTTGAGGGGCACGCCGAGCGTCACGAACTGATCGCCGCGCGGGCTGGTGTAGAGGTTGTTCGTTTGCACACCCTCTCCGAGACCGGAGGGAGCGCTCAGGGACTTGACGAAAACGTTCTGATCCATGACTTGCTCCTTGGCTCAGTAGAGGTACACGAACGGCCCCACCGCCGTCGTGAACGTGGTGGGGACGGTCAGCGAGGGGATGGTGCCGAAGGTCACGCCCGTCTGGCCCTTCGTCAGGATGGTGTCGCCCTGTCCGGTGACGGCCATGCGGACGGTGGCCGAAGTGCCGTTCGTCTGCATGCAGGCGAAGTACCTGGCCGGCCCGACGGCGTAGAACGTGCTGGTGAAGGAAAATTCCTGGTAGACAGAGGCGTTGGCCGCCAGCGCTCCAGCCGTTGCGCTATTCGCCAGCAGCTTGCCCGCGCTGTCGTACAGGGCCACGAGGTGGTTGTCCGTGCCCACCGTGGTCCCGTTCAGCACGGCGATCCCGGTCAGCAGCTTGTTCTGCGGAAGGTTGACCTCCGAGCAGTACATCGTGGTGGCGCTGAGCGTCGTCCCGTTGGTGTTGATGCCCGTATAGAGGACGCCGCCAGGGTCGGGCGATTTGACCTTGGTGGGTGCGGAAATGGTCGAGGCGGCGCCGACGTCGCCGGTCACCCACTGACCGCCGAGGCAGTCGCTGATCCACCCGGTTTTCGTGTCGATCTTCGGGAGGTACAGCTCGTTCGAACGGGTGCAGGCGCCGGACGGAGTGCTGACGCTGAACGCCTGCGGCACGCCCACGAAAACGTAGGCGCCCGAAGCGTGCGGAGCGGCGGCCGTGCCGTTCTGGCCTCGCGCGACAGTAATGGTCGTGCCGTTGACAGCCTGAACGAGCATCAGTTCGCGGTCCACGTAGGCCACCGTCGAACCGGCGGTAAAGCCGGTCGCGCTGGAGACCACGATGGTTTTGATCGAGCCGCTCGACACCGCCGCGGCCAGCGTGGTCGGCGTCAGAACGGTCTGCGCGTAGATGGGTGCGCCGACGAGCAGCAGCACGACGGCGAGAATGGTGAATTTGGTGAGATTGTTCATGGTGTGTCTCCTACGCGCAGGCCACGGCCACAGCGCCGTTGTCCTGGTACAGGTTGCCGAAGCCCAGCAGCGAGTCCATGCGGTTGATTTGCATCGACCGCACCGGGTCCCACGCCTTGACCTTGCGAACACTGATGCCCGTTTCGGGGTCTTGTGCCTGGCCACTGTCTTCCACGGCCTTCGGGATGTAGAGCTTCGCGCCGACAAGGGCGAAGGCGAAGCGCGAGAGCGCGAGGCCCACGGTGCCCACCTTGCCGTTCGGGCTGGAGGTGCCGGGCCAGAGGGTGAGCGCCGCGCCGTCGGCCGGCAGGGCGTCCACGTTCTGGTAGGGGCTGCCGGGCCCGTAGATGGCGGGCAGGATGCTGATGGACTGCGCCGAGCCGGTGAGCGTGTAGTCCTGCGTCACGGTGAAGTGCTGCACCGCGGCCTTGCCGGCCACGCGCCGAGTCATCGGGTTCACCGCGTTCACGTTCAGGATGGAGATTTTGTCGCCCTTCTTGATCGTGTCGGAGGCGGTGCCGGTGATGGTCAGCGAAGCGCCGCTCTGGCCCGCGCCCGTCACGGTCACGCTGGAGGCCCAGGTGCCGGCGGTGTGGGAGTAGAGCGAGTTCGACTCGTAGAAGTCGAAGCCGCCCAGACGGCCAATCGCGCCCTCTTTGAAGGACTTGGCGATCTCGTCGGCGGGCTGGAAGAAGCTGGTGATGTTGGTGCCCAGCGAGTTCATCTGCGAACTGGAGATGAGCATGGCGCGCTTGCCGGGCGGGCAGGCCTTTTCCATCAGCTTCTGGCGGGCGCTGTAGAACGTGCTGACGCTGGTGGCGTCCGTGCCGAGCACGCCGACCACGGTGGAGGCGTTCTGGTAGGCGAACTGCGCACAGCGGCTGTCGAACTCCTGGGCGAGCGCGGCGGCGGCCGGCTCGAAGTAGTTGTCGCGGAGTTCGGACTCCGACCGCTCCAGCTTCACGGCCGCTTCGTAGTCGTCCCACTCGAAGCCGATCTGGACCCACTGGTCGAGGCTGACCGTGGTGCTGATCCGCTGGATGGCCTGCGGGCTGTAGCCCATGCCATCCGTGGGAATGAAGCGCTGCGGGAACTTGACGGTGATGGAGCTGCCGGGGGCGAACTCCTTCTTGAAGTCCTTTTCCCAGGAGCGGTTGAAGTACTCGGCCACCACCAGCTTGTTGAGCAGGAGGCGGAGGATCTCCATGGAGACCCAGTTGGTATTGAGGAAATTGTTAGCCATTTATCGGCCTCTCCGTTGTTCGAGGTCGCGGCGGTTTTTCGCGGCAAAGTAGGCGCGGAAATCGCCGGCGGCGACGGCGCTGTCAATCTCGTCGGGCGGGGTTGAGCCTCTCGTACTCAGTTCCCGCGCCGGCGGCGGCGGCGCGTCGGGGGTTTTCTTCTCAGCAGGAGGTTTCGCGGCGGGCACGAATCGGCCATCGGCGTCACGCTGGGGCGTGGCCTTTGCGGGCCGCGCTTCGCCCTGCGGCGCCAGGCCTTCGAGCGCTACCGCCTTGCGGACAGCGGCGCCGGGGTTCGTGCGCGCCAGCGCCACGAAGGCGGCCAGCTCTTCCGGCTGGCTGCCGAGCGCGTACAGCACATCGAGCAGCGCCGGTGAGTCTCCCAGAAACGCCTTCACCATCTCAGGGATGGCCTGGTCGTTCCAGAGCGCGCCTGCGGTCTCTGCGATGGTCTGCTCCGCGTCGTCGCCGTAGCGCGCCTTCGCTTCGTCCACGCGGGCCTTCATGGCCTGCCGCTCGGCGGCTTCGGCCTGCTCCTGCGTGAACTTCTGAAGCCGCTGCTCAGCCTTGAAGTCGGCCATCTGCTCCACCCAGGCGTCACGAGCATCCTCGTATGCCTCGTAGGTGTCGAAGTCGTCCATCTTCGGCTTGGCGGGCGGCTCGTTCCCCTGCGGCTTGGCGGTTGGCTCCGATTTCGCGGGGGATGCGGCGGGCGGCTCTGCGGCCTGCGCGCGCTGCCAGTCCTGCCTGAACGTCTTCAGTTGCGCCGGGCTCAGCCCCGCCTCCCTCAGATCGCTCAGAATGGACTGCAGCCGCGCCTCGGCGTCTTTGCCCTTGCGGTGCGGTTGCTCCTGCGGTTTGGCCTCCGGCTGCTCAGCCGGGGCTGATTCCTTCGAGGGGGCCGGTTCCTCGGATTTCGGCTGCTCGGCGGGCTTCTCCGGGGCGGCTTCCGGGAGTTTCCCCGTCATCCGCCAGTCCGAATAGGCCTGTGCATCCTTCGGCGGCTCAAACGTGAGGGCGGGCGACGACTCCGCGGGCTTTACGTCGGGGGCGATGGGCTGCATTGTGGTCTGGGGTGCCGCTTGACGCCGCGGCGGGCGGTGGAAAACTCTATTCGTCCTGGACTTCGACGCCGGTGGCGTGTTCCTGCGCTTCCTGCGCGGGCGTCTCGCGGGCTTCATGATCCGGCGAGGGGTCGGGAGCGCCCATCTGGGCATCGTGCGCCAGCTGGGCTTCGGACTGCGCCGACTCGTGCGCGTGCTGTGCGGCCTGCATCCCGGCTTCGTGAGCCATGGCCTGAAGCTTCTGCATCGTGTCTTCGAGCAGGGCCATGCGGGATTGAACGTCCTGCGCCTGTGCCGTGATTTCGGCCTTGGCCAGGTCGGCTTCAATCTTGAGCGTCTCGATCTTCAGCCTGTACTCGTTCTCGACGATCTTGGCCTGCTTCTCGGCTTGCAGTTCCTTCAGCTGGCCTTCCAACTCCTGCGCGTAGGCGTTGAGCGCCTGCATCTGCTGCTGCGCCTGCTGAATCGCCTGCATGGCCTGCGGCGGGATCTGCTGGTCTTCCTGCTCCCGCGGGCTGATGATCTCGGCCATCTCGTCGCCCTTGGGGCCGAGCTGCTTCATTTGGATCGCCATCGAGAGCAGCTTTGCGGCCTGCGGCGGGGCTACTGGCAGGTTGCCGAGGTTGGCGATGAGGGTATCGAGGAACTCCTGCTGGGCTGAACGCTGAGACTCGAAGGACGGGCCGGTGCTGATCGTGACGTCGTGGTCGCCCTCGTCCACTCGCGGGGACTGCTCCTGCGACATCTCGTCGGGCGGAGCGTTGAGGCGTACCAACTCGTGCGAGTCGTCGGGCTTGACGACGGCGGTTTCGCGCTCGTCGCCGTACACCGAGGGAATCCAGCGTTCCATGATGCGGCCGGCGCGGGTCAGCGCGCGGTCGAAGTTGTCGATGAAGTGAAACGAGCCGATGGCCTGCTGTTGCTGGATGCGCTCCAAGGCCACGCCGGATTTCTCGTTGTTCCGCTGCATCGCGGTCGGCAACGGGCTGATGCCCATGGCGGCCTGGATTGCGCGGCGGCAGGAGTCCTTGGCCACCTCGAACGCGGCAAAGTTCGGGGTGAAGGGTTCGCGGCGGGGGAGCGGGAGGAGGGCGCCCCCGGCCGCATCCACCACGGGATCTACCTGCAGGTAGGCGTGGGGAACCTTCGTAGCCGTCTCCCAGGCTTCGGCGTCGGACTCGAACTGGCCCTTGTAGCCGACGTAGGGGACGCGCGGGGAGAGGCCGGCCTCCTCGGTCTGCTGGCTCACCAGGTGGGCGAGGCTCATCTGCGGATCACGAGCCAAGCGCACCAGCGAGAGCAGTTTGCGCTTCGGCTGGCCACCCTCGTCCACGTAGATCTCTTTGCCGGTCACGATCAAGACCGGGATCTCAGGGCCGATTTCCTCGTTGCGCTCCAGGATCTCGACGCCGTTGGTGATGTACTGCACCACGCGCTTCTGTTGCACCGTGCGCTGCTTGACGGGCTCCTCGCCCTCGGGCAGAGCGTCCACCACCTCGCCGGAGGCCAGCAGGTAGAGCGTCCGCGGCGTGCTTTCGACGCGCCAATATTCGGCGGTCAGGACCATCTTCTCTTGCAGCCAGTCCTTCGCCGCGGCCATCTGCTCGGCGGTGAAGTCCTTGCATTGCGCGTTCGGGTACTGCGCCTTGAACTCCTCCCGGCTGATGGGATTCAGCACGAACACGAAGCGCGCGTCGGACCAGTCCGCCTCTTTGCAGTCCGGGTCGTACAGCACCGAATCCGGGTTGGCGATGTTGCGGACTACGATCTCCTGTCGGTCAAAGTTCTCAGCAGTCAGGTTGTCGCTGTCGGCGGTGTACCGGCGGCTGAGGCGGAAAAATCCGTAGGAGCCTTCGAGCGCGGCCTGAAACGCCGTGACGTAGGCGCTCTGCGCCTGCGAGCGGTACTCGATGGTGCGGATGAGGTCCTGGTGGAGTTCGGCAGTTTTCTCGCTTGCGCCGTTGCCCGCGGGCGAAACCTTGATGCCACGCTTGTTTTGCCGCAGGCCGTTGATGGCCTGGTTGACGTACTGGCCCAACTCGTCGTGATTGATGCACGGGCGGCCGGCATCGGCCCTCGCCTTGCGGTCAGCCTCGTCCCACGGGTCGCCGGCGATGTACCGCATGTCGATGCGCCGCTCTTCGCGGATCTCGCGCCAGGCGTCACAGGCGTATTTGTACCTGTCCCGGATCTCGCGCAGCAGCGCTTCGTCGCCGGTGAGCGTCGGGTTGGGGGCGTCGTCGTAGGGCATGGGTTACGCCGCGTTGCGGCTCGCCGGGCAGTCGGGGCAAACCTCAAACGGAGTCGGGCCGCTGGTAGCGTCGTAGCACCAGCCAGCATTGCGGGCCGCTTCGATGGCATCGCACTTGCGCGCGCCGTGGAAGGTTTCCTGCCTGGTGCATTTTCGGCACGTCAGCGTCAGGTGCTGGTCGAGCAAGGCGGCGTCGACGATATCCTGAACCAGCTTGATTTCGGCGGGGCGGAAGGGGTGCAGGTTGCCCGCCTCGTCCACCGTCGGAAGCTGCCGCGCCTCCGCATCCCGCTGCGCCTCGATCAGGTACTCATGAAGCGGGCGGGGGCGGAAGTGCAGATTCGGCGCCATCGCCTCGTACATCGCCGTGCGCTGGCTCGGATCGCAGGCCAGCATCAGGCTGGCGAAGTGGCGATCGTCGCGCACCAGCGAGGCGAGCTGGGCGGGCAAGCCGGCGTCGTGCAGTTGCGCGAGGCCACTCTCTCCGAGGAGGCGGTTGATCACTTTGCGGTCAGGCATATCAACTCCATGCGCTCAGATTGCGGCTCGGCCTGGCCATCGGTGGCGGGGCGGTCAGCTTCGGGGCCTTGATCCCCACCGCGAAATATCGGAAGGAGTCCGACCCATGCGAAGCCCAGTCGTGCAGCGGC